CTAGCACAACCGATGGTTTAAAGTGGTTCCACCCTATTCGCGTGAAGCGAGCGGGGCGGTAGACTCGGACCCATCGGATGCTATTTCTCCAACGGACGTTTTCAGCCCACCTGTCCTCTTCGTCATGGATGACGAGGTCACCGAGCCCGTAAGGGCCGCGTAACCTACGGATCCGGCTTGGTAAAGCATCCAAGATGCGAAACCAAGCACGACGAGTACGAGAACGACGATGGAGCTGGCCAACGTCTGGATTACCCAGACGCCGAACGCCGTTAGCCATTGCGATAAATTGCTGTGGTTCATTAGGTGATTCCTTTAAAAAGTATGGACGAACGTCCACGCCGTCAAAGTAGTCACCCCCACAGCTTTCTCTGAAAGGTCCTTCAACAAAAGATTTCTCCTTGTTGGGTGTCATCCCAAAGAAACGCAATGCGGATATTACGACACTAGAACATTCCGTAGGGACAATTATGTCGTCCCCGTAGACAAGCACATTGGTGCCAATCTCCACCGGAATAGAGCTGCATTCCATTGCAGCGCACGAAATAGCTAAAAAGATTAGCGTTTCGAGTTCAAAAGTGAAGCCATTACCCATTGAGCTGAACTTCTCTAAGAGAACGCGTTTCCCCTTGACTTCCGTCGTGGGGCTTCGCAGACTATCGAAAAGTTCATACCAATCAGTGGGGAGCAGGAGTTTTACTAGATTCCTGCAAATGGTGTCGCTAGCGTTGCTCAAGTCGAGCGTGGACATATGGCCTCTTTTGGAGGCTTCACGGGCAACCCGCCTATGAATGTCCTGCCCGTCACGCAGGTTAATCCCTGCGCGTAGTAAGCGTCTTCTAACTTCCCGGCCAAGGCCGAGTTGATAGAAAAGGTTCAGCGACGGCTCTATGGCAATGCCACGGAACTTAGTCGCATCCTTCGGTACCGTTGTGAAACGATTACCAGACACGAACTCCGGAGCGCATCCGTATTCCGCGCAGGCCGAGGCCCATTTGGTATCGGACCATGGGAACAAAAACCCCATGGCGGATGCAGTAAGAGTGGGTCGCGATGACATCTTATCGGGAACAGTAACCAATTTCCCTTTATCGCCGTATGTAGCTCCAGGTCCGAAGCGGCCATCGAAGTTAACGATGGGGACGCCTAGAATCAGGCGAATGTATTTCCGAGCCTTTGAAATAAAATCAAAGACCCCCCCTTCCTCAAGAGCGTAAGCTCCGTACAGAAAGGGTGACAATCGCTCATTTGCTACATAGCACTGATGTTCGCATTCGAAGAAAGCAGCCTCGGCTTTGGCCTTACGGTCAAACGTGGTAGGCAAATCCTCGAGCTTGCGCAAGACTGAGATCGCGGCGGCATCACGCCAGTAGCGATCGGCAGTAACATAGTGCCTGGGATCCATTCGCTTCTCAGCGACTTGGTCCCATTCCTCATGCCTTATCAGTATTGCTACTGACAGTGAGACAGGAGTGGCGAGGTCTTCGCAAAGTGCGAGGACCGTGTCTGTCACATCACGTGAGAGAGACACATTTGGCATGGCGTTCTCCTATCCTTGTGATTAGGTAGGAGCGAAGCCGGTCTTGTACGTGTCCTTGATGAGCGTGACGCTCATGAAGTTAAGAAGCTGAGAAACAGCTTCATTCACATCCGACGTGGGCATGCCTTGCGGCACAAC